GGAACTCGCCAGCGCGGGCTACAAGTACGCCCGCCTGAAGGCTGTCGAGGTGGTTGATTCGCCCGTTCTGGGCGGCATCGCCATCGCTCTCCTCGGTCCCAAGTTTGGCGGCTCCGCGACCAACACGGCCATCGACTAACCTTCTCTCTTCTGACCGGGGCGGCTCCTCCGTCCCGCTCTTTTACCCATGACCTCCCACGCCTACCAACTCGTCACCGCGCCCACCGAATTTGCCATCACCGATGCGCAGATGGAGACGCACGCGCGCGCTGCCGGCCAACCAGCCGAGCAGTACCAACCGTATGTGCGGGCGGCGCAAGCCTATGTGGAAACCATCACCGGGCGCAAGTTGGTGACTCAAACATGGAAATGGTTCCTCGACTCGTTCCCATTCGGCGACCGGCTAACACTGCCGTTCGGCCAACTCCAAAGCGTCACCCACGTCAAATACACCGACACAGCGGGCACGCAGACGACTTTTTCGGCTGACTACTGGGAAGCATCCACCGCCCGAGATCCGGGCGTGCTGGCCCTGTCTTACAACCAATCCTGGCCATCCCTAACCCTGCGCGTCCTCGACCCTATCGAAATTCAGTTTATCTGTGGGTGGACCACGGCAGCGGATGTGCCGTATGAAATTCAGGCGGCGATTCTGTTGATTGCCGCTCACCTGTACGAACACCGCGAAGATGTGGTCCTCGGCAACTCCGCCAGCGTCGAAAGCAAGGCGCTGGAACTGGGCAGCCGGGCGCTGTTGGTCAATTGGCGGTTGTGGTAATGCGCGCCGGCACCCTCCGCCACTGGCTTCTTATCGAGCAGAAAAGCCTGGCCGTCGACGCCAACGGCGACCGCACGGAAACATGGTCTACCTTCTCCGAGTGCTGGGGCTCCATCGAAACCAGCGGCGGGCGCGAGTTCTTCCAGGCGAAGCAAACGATTTCCGATCTCTCGCACTCCATCACCGTCCGCTTCAAGGCCGGGTACACGCCAGACATGCGCGTGAAGTTCACGGACCCGAAGAACTCGGACTCCGCCCGCTACTTCAACATCCGCGCCATCGCCAACCCGGACGAGCGAAACGAAATGCTTTCGCTCCAATGCTCTGAGGTCACGATTTGAATATCAAAATCGAAGGGCTCACGGAACTCGCCGGGCAGCTGGAGAAGCTCAAGAAAACCGCGCAAGGTGCCGAAGTGCGCGCGGCGCTACTCGACGGGGCGAACCTCATCAGCGACGCGGCCAAAGCCCGCGCACCAGTGGCACCCTATGCGACGAATTACCGGGGCCGGGCCATCGCACCGGGCGGGCTGAAAAGATCGCTTGCGGCGGCTGCTGGGCGGCAATTCAAGAACTTCCTGCAAGCCTACGCCTACACGCTCAAGCAAGCGGCGCCGCACGCGCATCTGGTGGAGTTTGGCACGAAGGCGCACACGATTACGCCGACGAATAAGAAGTTCCTGATGTTCGGCAACTTGTTCAAGCGCTTTGCAAAGAAAGTACAGCACCCCGGCAGCCGGCCTATCCCGTTCTTCCGTGACGCTATCCGCGCGCAGCGCAACAACGTAAAGCGCCTACTGGAATCGCGCGTTAAGGCTGCATTCGACGCACTCGGGCGGACTGCATGAGACTGGCCTACCTTCAGGTGTCCTGTGAGATGTTCGCCGATATGCTTTCGGCAAATTCCGTTTATTGTGATTTCGACCGCAAGTTAACGGTCGAAGGCATTCCCGCTAAGTTTTGTATTCTTTCAGCCGAATTGAACGGGCAACTGAACAGCATCGTGCTGGTGATTTCGTCGGACGAATTGCCTGAACTGAAACCGGGAGAGAGGCCGCAACCGATTCGCCCTGTTTATCGCCAGGAGTGGCGGACCGCATGAGAATCTATCAGGCGCTTTACAAGTACCTCCAGACCGTCTCAGCTATCACCGACCTGACAAGCACGCGCGTTTACGACATGCATGGCGACCAAGGCCGGATTACTGACTACCCGGTAATCATCATCGAAGCAATCGACTCCGCTCCGTTTCACTCCATCGGATCGTCCGCACCGACCGCAACACGCCGCCCGGTGGCGCTGTATTGCATGGCGCAAGGCAACCCGAAGGCCGCAGAAGACTTGGCGGATTTAGTGTATGCTAACGTCATCAACCACGCCACGGAAATCACGACGGCGGCCGGATCGCTGACGGTTCACAGCACGCACCTCAACGGGCGCCGCAATGAGTTTGAAAACGATTTAGAGACGAACGCAAAGCTCTACACCGTAGTCCTCGAATTTGACATCATCCACGCCATTTAGGCGCTGGCGAAACCAACTCACAACAACTGCCGAAACGGCAGAAGGAGCCCTATATGGCTGTAATGGTAGGCAATGCTGCCGCGCTCAAGATCAGCACGAACACAATCGGCGAGATGGACAATTGGTCCCTCGACGTTCAGACCGGACTCGAAGAGACGCAAGCCTTCGGCGACACCTGGAAAGAACGCACCTCGACCATCAAGGAATGGAGCGGCAGCGGTTCCGGCCGTCTCGACACCGCCGACACCAACGGCCACGTTGCGTTGAAGACCGCCTTCCTCGCCGGTTCCACCGTGGCGATCCGCTTTTACCTGGACGGTACGAATTACTACAGCGGGAACGCCTTCGTTCAGGCGTCATTCTCCGCGCCGGAAAACGGCATCATCACCGCCTCCTACACCTTCACCGGAACCGGCGCGCTGTCCTACACCTAAGGAGCCATCATGGCCGTACTCGCAGGAAACGCAGCCGACATCTACATCGCCACCGGATCGGGCACCGCCATGACTGGGGAGGCAGTAACCTCCCTCGGTGGCGGCGTCTACCAGATCACGGACACGGCGAAGCGTGCCATCAATCCCAACGCGGCCGTGACCGTGCTGGACGGCGTTAGTACCGTACCGAAAGCTAACTATCAGATCGGATGGGCCTCCGGGAAAATCACCCTCACGAACGGGTACACAGCCGGCGGAACCATCACGATCACCGCCGAATACCTGACGCTGGCGCAAGCGGCGCAGGCCTACGAATGGTCCTACGATTCCGAAGTCATCACCGAAGAATCTCAGACGTTCGGCGACACCTGGAAAGAACGCACGTTGGTCATGAAATCCGGCACGATT